TTAGTTTCCATAACTTAACTTCGTAATGTCGTTCCATTATTATTGCTACTATGAATAGACCAAAGCCGCTTAACAAAAATGCTATGCCTATATAAAGTAATGTATTGTACATATTATCCTTTCGTTTGTTTATGGGATACTATAACATAGTATCCCATACTTGTCAAGTGTTAATTTTTCTTTTTATTTAATTCATCTAATTGAACATACACACCAGCATCAACTAATTGTTTATATGCACCCTTACGAGTTTTTTTAAGACCTTGAAAAAAACGCGCTAGAGTTCTAACAGTAGTTCCCTTTCGAGGGTCGCACATAATTATGCCACCTCTTACCTCACTACGCAACATAGTTAGCGCCATAGAGATTTGAAAGTTTTTTCTTTCCTCATCATTGTTAAAAGTTATCATCGTCATATTATCCTTTCGTTTTGTTTATGGGATATTATACTATAATTATTCTGCTGTGTCAACCCCTCGTTCAGTTATTCTAGTATAACCATAATCACATTTAACAGGCTCGTTGATCGGTGTTTCTAATGGTGTTAACCTCGGTGCAAGTGCAATGATACGTTCTATATGTGTGTTAGCAAAATCATTATAACAACCTTGACTACAAAAGAATCTGAAGTAATGATTTCTATTCCATTCAGTTAATTTTATTTTTCTAGTTCTTAAAACTTTAGAACCTTTAGAACCACGCACCCTGTCAAGGGTGTGTGATTTGTGGCACTTTGGTGCGTGACACCAATTAAAGTTACTCATATTTAATTGATACCTCTCCAACAGCTTGTCTCCACCTGTTGCCGTTTGCATTTGGTTCTGCGTCTAGATCCCAGTAAATTAATCTTTTGTTTCCACTCTTATCAACTAAAGATTTTCCCTCAGTTCCATCAGGTTTATTGTACTGACCTTTTCTAGTTATAAACTTTGCGTGTTTTTTTGCAAAGTAAGTTATGTAAAATGGTTCGTTGTTCATATTATCCTTTCGTTTGTTTATGGGATATTATACCATAATATCCCATATGTGTCAAGTGTTAATCTTTTAATTCCACACAATGAAATTGAACTTGTTTATTTTCATTAATTAACTCATATCCCTTACCTTTTTTTTCAGCATTTTCTAAAGAGTAAGTCGAGTCTGCTACTGTGTATAATGGCGATACTGTATCGCCATAGTTTTGTTGTTTTATTATTAGGTACATTATTATCCTTTCGTTTGTTTATATGGGATATTATACTATATCCCATATAATAAGTCAAGTGTTAATTTACACTTTCGTATTGTTTTCTAGCCAATATTTTCGCCTCTCTAGTGTTGGTTGATTGTTTATTTTTCATACCCTTAATCATATTTGCTAGATTTGTAGGGTTGTAGATTGTTAGACCTGTTGAATTAGTTTTAACTAATTCTGCCTCGTCTACATTGATACCTAATTCGGTTGCAAGTTCTATGCCCTCACTTAAATATCTATATGCTTTCAAACCAATTTTTAATTGGTCAGCTTGTTTAGTTATACTTGACACCCACGTTGAATGTTTAGATACAACATTTGCTTTTGCCATTCTCCATTGTTCAAACTGTTGGTACTCGTCTTTGGTACAGGCTATTGCTCTACTTCTACAATAAGAAGTTCCAATGACATCAGCATAGAATTGTGCGTTGAAATCTTTATTCATTCCAATCGCATTACTGTCTTGACTATAACCACTACTCTCTTTGCCGAGTGCTTTATTACACATATCCACGTGCTTTGTTTTATATGGGTTGCTATCTTTGCCAGATTGTTGAGGTAGAATATCAGGGTTGCAACCTTTCGCTTTTAGTTCTTCTCTAAAATATGCGTGTGCAAATTGATCTTGATCTTCTCTACCATAACCCTCTTGTCCGTCTAGGTTGCCATATAAACCAAAATCAAAATGTGATTTTGTTTCTGTCTTTTCGCCCTCGTCATCTACATCTTCATTGTGTGCAAAGTAAAAGCATTTATCTTTTGCAACTACATCACAAGGGTCGCCATATTTCTTTTTAAAGACACGTAGTGTTGCTACATCTTCTTTTGGATATGATCTCTCTACAACTTGTTTTGCAAGTTCAAATGTTGATTGTTGAGCAGTATTAAAATCTTCTCTTGATTTTAAAAATGCCTCTTTTTCTTCTGTGCTTTCATTCTCAAACACATCTTTTATTTTATTGAACAGCTTGTTTCTAAACTCGGTGTTCATTCTTATTTTTTGTGGCATATTATCTTTCGGTTAGTTTTTATATTTCCCATAATATCCCTTGACAATCTAATTGTCAAGTGTTATATTACTATTATGAATTGGAAAAATAAAAGAATAGACGCAATAAATAGACAAATAAAAAAAAAGGGTAAATACGGAAATCGCCCTGCTATTGCCGAAAGTTATATTGATGAACATTATTATATAATTAATTCTTCAGCAACTAATAAAGAAGAATACAAAGCTGAAAGTGAACATATTAATAATGATTATGAAAATGCTTGTTTAGAATAATTCTAAACTTGACCCCAGATCCATTGACTATAAAAATCGTTGATCAGCGCAATGGATCTGGGGTCAAGTTGTATTTTATTATACAACCTGTGGTTGTATGTACGCGAGGCGCGCAGCGCCGAGCTTCAAGCCGCAAGCCGCAAGCTACAAGCCGCACAACCTATAGTTGTATTGTTTTTTCCTATATACCCTACGCCAACCCCAACCACCTGCCAAGTATATCATATATTCCCATAAGTGTCAAGAAGTTTATTTATACTTATACACATTGACAGTGGACCTGGGATAATGTAAGATGGATCATAAACAAACAGAAAGAAGAAAACATGGACACAAAACAATTAAAAAGAATCGCGGATGCAATGGAAGAGATCCTGAGACTGGTGAAGGAAGATCAGGCACAATACAAAAAGAAACCTGAGCAATCTTGGCCAACTGGACTAGGAAAAGAAGATGAAAGTAAGTAAACTAATTAAAAAAGTAAATAAAGAAAACGCCCCGCCGGATGGCTGGAAGGCTTCCGATGCTATTAGTAAAGCAATCAATTGGGGTAAATTAAACGATCCTGAAGTATTAAAACAATTAGAGAAAATCTTTGATAAAAAGAATTAAACACAATGACCTGATCCCGTGGTTCACAATGGACCACGGCCAGCTGCCGGCTTCGTACCTGAAGCACACGCAGAAATTTTTTGATGAGCTGCAAGCTACAAGCCACAAGCGTCAAGCTACAAGCTTGACAAATCAACTGGGAAAATATAAGAAGGATATATGAATATAAAACAAAGTAAAAAAATAATAATATCACTATCGAAGCCTGACAAAATGCCAGGTTACGCTTATGGCCTGCCCGCTCCTGCATGTAAGACTGGCGCGAAGCTGGTGAAGGTCCCAGGCAGCGTATGCTCTGGCTGTTATGCTTTAAAAAATAATTATGTAAGATTTCCGGCTATCATGGCGTCCCAGTATAAACGCCTGGCTTCCATCAGTAGACCTGAATGGGTCGAAGCGATGGCCGTTGTTATTAATTCAAAGGCTGTAGCTCAACATGGTTATTTTAGATGGCACGACGCTGGCGACATACAAAGCCCGGAGCACCTACAAAAGATCTTTGAGGTGTGCAAGCTCACGCCTTCAGTGAAGCATTGGATGCCCACACGTGAAGCGCAATTTTTAAAAGATATCAAACCAGAAGAGGTTCCGACAAATCTAATCATTAGAATGTCCAGTCACATGATTGACCAAGGCCCGGTGACCTTCTGGCCTCACACGTCAACAGTGGGTAGTAGCTCAAGAACATGCCCGGCCCCAGACCAGGGCGGCAAGTGTGGCAGCTGTAGGACCTGCTGGAGCAAGGACGTACCGAACATAGAATATGGCAAACACTAAATACAAATACGCCGCGCAGCTGGAAGCGGTCCACAATCAATGGTGCGTGGACAACGGTTACCCGGTCAGGAAGCGTCCAACGTTTACGAGCGCCAAGCTACAAGCTGCAAGCGTCAAGCTGCAAGCAAAGGACCTGAACGCGGACAACAGTGCGCGCTTCGTTAAGAATGCAAAGCGGCCAGTTTAGAATCATTCTAAACTAGATTTTTTTTAAAGTGCCAAGCGACAAGCGTCAAGCTTCAAGCGTCAAGCGGAGTGTTGATCAACACTCTTTGAATGTGGTCCCAGTCGTCCTGGGCCGCGCACGGTGTTTCGCGGTGATCGGTTAGAAGACCGTGGATCGCTTTACTCTCATAAAGTTTCGTGGAACGAGAAGAGGTGTCTTCGATAAGGATGAAGTTACGCTTTGTTCTGGTCATGGCGAATAACTTTTGATGTGGACTGAAGCTTATTTTTGGAGCTCTAGCAATCTTAAGCTCAACCATAAAAAAACCACAGCTATCATGATAACCAAGTAGATCCGGTACTCCAAAAGAGGCCCAAGATTCGAGTCTGGTCCAGTTAATTTTAGGAGTGTTTTTCTTTACTTTTTGCCAAAATTTTGTCTCGGGTTTCACCAGAATTTACCGTTTGTCATTTTGATCAATATATACTAAAATAAGGCAAATGACTCAAGATAAAAGACTTACAGAACAACAACGTAAATTTTCAGAATTGCTAGTTTATAATGAAGGCAGGCTATCACCAGCCGAAGCAGCCTACCAAGCAGGATATAAAACAAGAGCAAGACAAGCAGCGTCAGAGATGCGTAATGCTAAATATTTCCCATTAGTTGTGACATACATTGGTGAGTTAAGAAGAGAAGTACAGGAGAAGAATCAGATTACTGTTGAAAGACATCTTACTGAACTAGCAAAATTAAGAGATGAAGCACAGAAGAAAGGTGCTTGGTCAGCAGCTATAAATGCAGAAGTTG